CGTCGGCGCCGCTCAAGCGTGCCGTGTGGAACATGCTCAACGACCTCGGGATCAATGGTTTCCGTTATGTCTACACAGACAAAGAATCCATCATCCCTGAGCTTGGCGTATCATCGCGTCACATGCTTCAAACACTCGGCACCGAATGGGGCAGGGCTTGCATCCATCCAAATTTCTGGGTGATGATCGCTTGTGCCGAAACGCAACGCATCATGGCCCGATGGCGGTTCTGTCGTGATCGATGATGTGCGGTTCCAAAACGAAGCCGCGATGATCCATGGTCTGGGCGGTGAGCTATGGCGCATCGAACGCCCTGGTGTTACCTACGACTGCGATCACAGCAGCGAAGGCAGACTGAAAGACATCACCACTGATCGGGTGATCATTAACGATGGCACTATCCAACAACTCAATGGAAGAATTCACTCGCACCAGCCGCTGGGTTGCGCTAAAGGATTACAACATTGATGGCAAAGGCGATCATTTTCTCGAAGTGACCGAATGGCACAACGGCGAAGGCTTTGATCTGCACATCAGCCGCGATCATCAATGGTTGAGCTTGACCTGGGAGGAGTTCGCAGCCCTGCAGAAAGCACTGGGCGATTGGATCGATCCACCTGAATCCAAATGCCCGCACATCATCACCACCGACGAGGGCACCCCGCTTAAACTGTCAGTATCGACCGCGCAGCGCAGATGTATTCCGGCCAACGCCATTACGATCGACCAATAGCCAAGCGATCTGTCACTGAGGTATCTGATCCAAATACCGCATGGCACGCAATGGCTGAGCGCTGGCCACTGATCGAAGATTTGATCGGTGGCACCGTGGTGATGCGCAAAAGGCACCGTAAATATCTTCCGCAAGAACCGCGGGAGCTTGATGAGTCCTATGATGCTCGCCTTGTGCGTAGCATATGCCCGCCATATCTTGTCCGCATCGAACGGATGCTGGCTGGTATGTTGACACGTAAACCAGTGCGGCTGAACGATACTGGCGACACAATCCGCGAGCAGTTGTTTGATGTAGATCTGCAAGGCAATGATCTGAATACCTGGTGCTACGAAACCGCTCGCATGATGATCCGTTACGGGCATGTCGGTGTGCTCGTCGATGCACCGCAAGATGGCGGCAGGCCGTATTGGATTGCGTACTCACCCAGGGATATCCTCGGATGGCGCACTGAACTGCAAGACGGCGCGCAGAAATTAACGCAGCTGCGGTTACGGGAAGTCGTCACTGAACCCGACGGCGACTACGGCGAAAAAGCAGTTGAGCAGGTGCGTGTGCTAACACCCGGCGCGTATGAGCTGCATCGCAAAGACGATGACACCGGCGACTTCAAGCTCTATGACGAAGGTGCAACAACACTTGATCGCATCCCGTTTGCGATCGCCTATTCCGATCGCATTGGCTTCATGGAGTCGCGGCCACCGCTGCAAGACATCGCTGAGTTAAACCTAAAAACCTATCAAGTGCAATCGGACCTTGACAATCAGCTGCACATCTCAGCCGTGCCGATGTTGGCGTTTTATGGTTTCCCATCCAGTGCTGAAGAGGTATCAGCTGGTCCAGGTGAAGCATTAGCCTTTCCATCTGAAGGTCGAGCGGAGTACATCGAACCCGGCGGCCGCAGCTTTGATTATCAGTTCCAAAGGCTTGATCAGCTTGCATCGCAGATCAATGAGCTTGGACTTGCTGCAGTCTTAGGTCAAAAGCTATCAGCCGAAACCGCTGAAGCGAAGCGCATCGACCGCAGTCAAGGCGATAGCACGATGATGGTCATCGCACAAAACGTGCAGGACATGATCGATAACTGCCTGCAGTTTCATGCGGATTTTCTCAGCACACCAGAGCAATCTGGCAGCTGCTATGTGAATCGTGATTTCCTTGGCAGCAGGCTTGAACCTCAGGATGTATTGGCATTACTGCAGGTTTACACCGCAGGCACCATTACGCAGGAAACATTCCTAACTCGTCTATCTGAAGGTGAAGTGCTCGGTGATGACTTTGATGTCGAAGCCGAACTTGAAGCAACGCAACCATGATCAACGCATTGCTATGGGCAGCATTATGGTTCATCCCAACGGATGAGCAACATGCCATGGGACCAGTGACGGTGTATTGCCATAACCTACCGGAGGAAGTATTTGCCATATTGCGCGCATCATGGGACAACAAAGTAGAAGAAGTAACTGTTTATGAATCGGAGAATGCTTACGATGACTTCAATGAAATGCTGATGTGCGCATTGGAAGAAGGTGCGGAAATTGAAGTGCAAACGCAATATGATCCAAGTGATATCGGCATCCATTTTGTTGAGCAGTGACGATCCCACCTAACGTTGATGCGATCTTTCGTAATGCGATCGATCTAAACCAATACAGCAACAGCGTCGCAAGGCGCATCATCAACATTTACAACGACATTGTCATCGATGCGGTGAATCAGCTGCAAATGATTGATGATGCCAAGGCGCCAGTCAAAGCTGCTAGGTTGCGTGCCATTTTGGCGCAGTTGAAAGAAAGCCTTGCGACATGGGCTGGTGATGCAACTGAGATCACCACATTAGAACTGCAAGGTTTAGCGGAGCTGCAATCTGAATTCGTTGAAGAGCAGCTGCGACTGGCATTACCTGAAGGCGCACGCAACATGGTCCGCACCGTTGAGATCAGCCCGCAGTTTGCGCAGTCAGTTGTTACAACAGATCCGACGCAGATCAATGTCGTAGCGCTTAGCGATGACCTGTTTGCTGCTGTCGAAGGTGCACCGCAAACATTCAGCTTGACGGCACCCAAGGGCGCGATGATCACATTGCCCAATGGCCGTGTTGTCGAGAAAGCGTTTCGTGGCTTAGCGGAATCGCAAGCGGAACGTTTCAGTAGCAGCGTCCGGCAAGCGTTACTGACGGGTGAGACCACGCAGGAGTTATCACGCAGGTTGCGCGGCACATTGGAGTTTGGCGAGGAAGCGAAAACCATAAAACAGCTTGCGCTTTCCGGTGGCGAGGCGACCAAAATGGCTGGTCATCAAGTTACAAGTGTCGTCCGCACTAGTATCAATCAAGTGGCGAATGCTGCTAGTCAACAGGTGTATGAAGCCAATCAAGACATCACTAAGAAGTACAGATATGTCGCAACTCTTGATTCCAGAACCACTGCAATCTGTCGCGCTAATGATGGCCGGGAATTTGAATATGGCAAAGGCCCAACACCGCCGCTTCACTGGAGTTGCCGCTCAACGACAGTTCCAATTATTGATTACGAAGGATTAGGCTTTGATCCGCCACGCCCTGGCAAACGTGCTGCCAAAGGCGGAATGGTTAGATGCTGATACGAGTTACGGCCAGTGGCTGCTGCAGCAAGGCCGAGAACGGCAAGAGGAAGTGCTTGGCAGTAAAGCACCATACTTCAGGATGCTGGCACGTAAACACGGCGCTCGTGATGCCATGTCAAAACTGGTCCGCGAAGATGGACGAGAGCTAACATTGGAGCAACTGCGGAGGCGTTACGGTGCCACTCCGAAAAGGTAAGTCTCAACCTACAATCTCGCAGAACATCCGTAAGTTAATCAAAGAAGGCTACAGCCGACAGCAGGCTGCTGCTATTGCTTATTCCCAAGCTGGGATGACACGTAAGCGCAAAACACCCAAGCGCCGACGGTAGACTTTCAGCAGATACTATTGCGGCGGTACTTGCCAAAGAAGGGCTGATCCGGTTCGGGCAGCAAGGCGTTAGCGACAGCCCGACTGTTGTTAGCATGGATTGCACTTAACCCTGCGGGTTATCAATGTCTGAAGAAAACACTCAGCCCACTCATGCAGAGCAGCCTGTGGCTCCTGCAGCAACACCGCCCACACCGCCAGCAACAGCACCATCGGCTGACGTCGATGCGTTGCAACGCAGCATCCAGAACCTGGAACGCAAAAACCAAGAGCTAGCAGACGAAAAGCGTAAACTCCGCAAATATGAAAAGATGGCGGAGACGTTGCCTGATGGAGTCGACATCAAAGAACTCCTTGACTTCAAGCGCAGCCACGAGCAGCAGCAGCTTGAATCACAAGGAAAATATGAAGAAGCACGACAATCTCTGGAGCAGCAGTTCCGTGAGGAGGCATCGCAAAAGGACCAACGCATCGCAGAACTTGAAGCCAAAGTCCGTGAACTCGAACTGTTGACACCTGCTGTTTCAGCGCTGGCTGATATTGTGCATGACCCTGATCTAGTGCTCAAAACCAAACTCGACAGCAACCAGATCGAACGCGAACCCGACGGCACTGTCGTTGTGGTCAACGGCTATCAACGCACACCCGTCACCGAATGGGCAAAGGCTACCCTCCCGGCATGGATGCAGAAAGCACCCAAGCCCCAGGGCAGTGGTGCACCGATTGGCAGCAAGCCTTCGGGCGAGATCCCGCCGGGTATCAAGAATCCATTCGCCAAGGAAACCTTCAACCTCACCGAACAATCGCGGCTGTTCCGCACAGATCGTGACCTATACGATCGATTGAAAGCAGCTGCTAAGATTTAAGCAACCGGCTGCGCTGGGGATATGGGCTGCGCCCGCTTTGTTAATCCTGAGAACCATTAACCATGGCTACTCTTCGATCGGACATCATTGTCCCCGAGATTTTTACCCCTTACGTCATCGAGCAAACCACCCAACGCGATGCCTTCTTGGCTAGCGGTGTGGTGCAACCGATGGCAGAACTCAACGCCACCGA